CTGAATAGTGTTTAGATAAGAAAGAAGGGGATTTTGGTCTTTATTCATTATTTTTCCTATTTTAAATACTAATTATTATATCATATTATCAAGATTATAAGCTTGTAGTAGTTAAATTACCGGAATTATCTACTTGTACTCGCCATCTCGTACCGTCTGGACTTTCTAATATTAAACCATCATCTGAATCATCCACTTCAATATCACCACCAAAAACTAAATCCGTAGAAGTGTCAACATAATTAAGACTGATAACCGTATCAATATTTGTATGTTGATTTTCGATATCCCGGTGAAGTTCAATAAGATAACGATTTACTTCCTCTAAAGTTTTAAATTCTAAAGGCGGTTGGGTTAAGTTTAATAAAGGCAGTCTATTTACTGGCATTATCGTCTCCCACTTTGTTGTATAGATGCCAAGATTTCTCCTAATCTATAATTTCCATTAACAGTATTACTTCTTAACTGAAAATTGATATAACGTCCCCGAGCTCTTACAAATACTTGAGCAGTTGTTGGATTATAAGAATATGATTTAGAGAAAGTTTCTGTTGTATTAGGAAACTTTTTATATTCTAAATCTAAAGTCATTGGGCTAACAAAATCACCATCTAAAATAAATCTATCGACTAACATCATATCATTACCAGTATCATCTATCTTAAAAAATCCAGTTTTAATATACGAATCGATTGGCATACCGTCGTTATTATGGGTGTCTTCATGTGCATATAATATACCGGAAGAATCAAATGCATAAGGCTTATCATAAACAAACGCATCTTCCCATGCCGTTCGTTCTAAAGTACCATCATACCAAACATTATCTTTATAATTATATATAATATATCTATTTATTTCTGTACTATTTTTATCTGGTAAAAAATACCATATCTCATCAAATTCTCTATTACGGCCAATGAAACATTTAATTTTCTGTTCTTCATTAAAGTAACCGTCTTCATTTGAATCAAAATAAAATAAATCTAATGTAGAAGGGAGAATACGTACAACTCCATCATACATCCTAAACCCTTCCTCGCTTAACCAAAATACTCGGCCATCTACATCAGTTACCGCTTTTGGGGATATAATACCTGAGGTATCTGATACAAGAGTAACTTCATAAACAAGGTCATCATTTCTGGGGCGCATACGATATACTGCTTTGTCCGTAAAAACAAGTATCTCACCATTACGTGTTTCAACAGCACTGATAATCTTAGTGCCTCGAGTCAGCCTAAACTCACCCGAATTAGAACCGGGGGCAGTTGGGTCAAATTCCGTATAATCTTCATTATCAGACCAACGAATTAAAAGGGGGTCAAATGTACCACTAACATCTTTAGTACCAAATAAAATACATTGCCTGAAATACCCGGAGACAATCATCCAATTAGATTGGTCTGGGGCATCTGTAACTTCCGTAGCTCGTGTTGAAGTACCTGCGGAAGTATCCCAATAATAAAGTGCCCCGCCGGAAGGTAGTATAAGTAAATCTTCGCCCCAATTCTCTAAAGAAGTAATTCGGGCATCAGCTATAACACCTTCTGTTCTAGGGGTCCCCCATGTGGAATCGGACCATAAACCTGTACCGTAGCCATAACCGCTATTACCTGAGTCACATAGACCACTCTCTAAAAGATAATTAATATCTACTGAGCCACCACCTGTGCCAGAAGCGGTAGCATTACTAGACGCAGTTATTACGTAATTATCTGCATCGGTTACTGATTGAACTTCATATTCACCAGAAAACGTAATTCCATTATAAGTAACGTCGGAATCAAATTCAATAAAATCTCCTACCGATGCACTATGAAGAGTATCTTCTATAGATACAGAAGCAGAACCGCTTGTTGTAGTAATTGGGTCTGTCAAATTTGACGTAGCACGAATAGGAGTTATATCAAAATAAGTACCACCTTCTCGTACATAAAAATGATTATTAGAAGCCGCAGCCAAATAAAGAGTTGTGTCTAATGCTTGCCAAGTATGCATAGAACGAATACATCCTTTAGGGGAATTTGAATTGATTTCACTAACCCAACCACCAAGTTTTTGTGGCTTTAATTCACGAAAACGAACTTTATCCCCATCGACATAAAAAGGGACATTACCGGATTCAATGGCCGTAGCATTTTTAAAAATACCGGGCTGAATCTGCACTGGAACTAATCGTGAACTTTTTGCAGTCATATCATTTCCCCACTTACTTTGCCACTACTTTTATATTCCATTTAGAGACCGTTAAAGTTCGACCACCACCAGAACCGCCGGGCCTAATAGTTACGATACTGTTACCAATATTTACATCTATATTTGTATCATCTACAACAGTAGTAGTTTGGATATAGGAATTACTTTCATCTGAACGAAAATAAGCGGAAGGGGCCTCAATAATTTCACCCACGCTGTATTCATTATCTGTGGATATACATTTCAGATAAACTTTCCAATCTATAGGAGTAGTGCCAAGTCCGTGAGTATATGTTTTTGTACTGTTTGTTGAAAAAGAAGAATACCCACTGTCGTACGCCCAACCTGTTGCAGCAGCTACACCTGCTGGAGTAACCGCTCTTTCTGTATCAGTACCCGCCTGAGCTTCTGCCACAGTTGCTAATTCTACAATACCTTTTGTTGTTTCATCAGCATCACTTACGGTAACAGTAGCGGTTCCTGCATCAGCATCAATAACTAATGACCCACTAGGAGTTAAAGCCACAGGCTCGTTACTTGAATTGAAAGAAACTAATGAATCTTCTGTGCTACCTGAAAAAGCAGCAATAGGCCCAAGACCTAGATTAGTTCTGGCAGTTTCAGCATCTTCTAAATCTGATAAATTATTATTTAAATCAAGAAAAGGTAGGGGGTGTACTTCAGTACCGTCACAATATAAAATACTTACTTGCCCATCAGTTAATGTTAATGTTTGTCCACTTCCCGTAGTAACAACTACATTGCTCGCATCTGAAGTAGCGTTGTGGACCATATAAACCTTATTAACAGTAGGAATGGTCACATTTCTTGAAGTTCCGGGGCTTCCAGTAAATTTAAGTACAGCAGCACGAGATTGGTCAGCGGTTCCATTATTAGTTGTTAAGGTAACATTCCCTGCTGTAACAGAAACCTCTTCTACACCAGCAATTGCTTCTTCTATAAGCTCGATAGTATTTTCATTCAATATATCTCCCCAAGTGTTATTATTTTCACCTGTTGCTTGTTTTGCTAACCTTAATAAATTACTATAACTTGTTGCCATTTTATTTAACCTTTCGTATTAAGACCCCCTTCAGGATTATAGACGTGAGCATTATCATCCCGTCTATCTCGTACTCCTTCTATATTGGTCGAGCCGAGAGCTTCTTGAAGCTTATTTTCCCATTCGGCTTTAAATTCTGAATCTCTCATCCATTCTGCTGCCGCACTTAAAGATGCGTATAAAAGAAGGTCGGGGTACTTCGTTATAAATATATTTGTTTGGTTACTAGAACTTAAAGCTGTTGGTTGAGCCTCATAATCAATAGTAACATTATAGCTTCCGTCGGCAGTTGGAGCCACTGTCCATTGTGTATCATTTTTATTCCCATAATATTTAGGCACTCCTGTAGCCGTAGTTGAAGGCCAATAATCTCTTATAAAAGATTCACTTTTACGTATAAGCCTGACTAATTCTCCGCCAACTGTTATATATAAATTTTTTGTTACTCTATGGTCTGTAGGTTTTGTTATCGTCTTATTATTTACCGTTAAAGTTTTACTCGTATCTTCTTTTGTAAAATCATGGTCCACTAAACGAAATAAACGTTCTTCGGCTAAATATATAGCTGTAGGTATATAATCAACAAATTCTTGAGAAGTATCTTCTGCAATTTCTTGGATTATCGCTTTTAAATTATTATAACTAGTGGGTAAATAAGTAGTCATTGATTATCTAACCTTCACATTCTCTAGTTCTTTTGGCCACAGTCTTTTTAATTCTTCTACGGTCTCAGCTTTTTTTAAATCAAACTTTTGAGGTATATCTCTCAATTTTTGTTTTTCTAACTGAACATCTTTTCCTTTTAAAGTTTCTATATCTAATTCTCTTAACTTAATATCTCTAAAAAAGCGAATACGATTCATATGAATATCACGAGCCTTATTTATATCAATATCTACTTTACCATCTCTATCAATAAAGGCTTCTTGAAAAGTGCTATCAAAAGTTCCATCAGATTTTCCATCAGGTAAATTAGAACTGTCAATCAATTTCCATGTAATTTCTGCATTCTCATAACCTTTTTTAGCTTTTAAATTTTTAATAGCTGTATTTGCTGCAAAAGATATGGCCTGTTCTTCTGCCACACCCTGTTCAATAAGTTTTCTAATAATTGAAACGTATTCACCATCTTTTCGGCTTATTAAACCAAGCTGAACACGCCCATCCCCAAAAATATATTTAATAACTTTCATTATGCTAAATCTCCAAACACTGTTGCACAAACTCTTTCCATATCATAGTTCGCCCCATTTCCTGTCTGTGATAAAAGAGTGAAAGCTGTTGTTGTATAAACACCCCCATCAGCAGGGTCGAGTAAAGCAAGAGCATCGTTTGAAGTCCCCCTTTCCGGCTGAGTTCCTGCTAATGCTACAGCGTAGTTAGCATTAGCCATAGTTACCCCAAGATTTACCACCCATTCACCAGCACCACTATCTGTAATACTCGATACATTGAAATCATCGTTTATTGCAACGGTACCTTTACCACCAAAATTAACCCATGCTTTAGCTATACCATCACTTGTAGGTACAGCGCCATCGACATAAGTCTTAACAGATTGTTGTGATGGGATAGCTGTAGCACTGTTCGAGGACATATCATCCTCATCAACAAAATCTAACTGAGAAAAAGTATCTGTTCCAGTTGAATATGGAATCTTGTTAGCGCCTGTAGATAAACCGGCTAATGCTGTTAAAGTAGCATCAAAAGCCTGTACATCAGTACCTATAACCAAACCTAAGTTAGTTCTCGCTCCAGATGCATCAGAAGCCCCTGTTCCCCCATCGGTTACCGCTACGTCTGTACCACTAGGAGCATAATAATCTGTACCTTCAACAGCAGCAGAAAATGCAGATATACCATTACCCTTTACAATTCCAGTAAGAGTTGAAACTCCAGTACCACCATTGGCTACTTCTAAATCAGTACCCGACCAATCCGCATTATTAACTGTAGATTGTTCAGCTAAGGAACCTAGGCCTAAAGTTGTTCTTTGAGCAGAAGCATCTGCATCATCAAGTAAAGCCCGACCTGCCGCAGTACATGAAATCTCTTCTATCGTACCCGCACCAGCTGTTTCCCTACCCAACAAAACATTGGTTCCTGATGTATCTTGCATTTTGTCATAAGTAACAGTGTCGGCATTAATGGACCAAACTGTTCCGGTTCCTGAAACAGTAATATCGCCATAATTATCATCGTCAACCACAGTACTTATATTATTATCTACGTAGGCTTTAATACATTCACTTGTTGCTAAAGAAGTATCGGAAGCTGTTGCAAGGGTATCATCATCAATAACAGTATAACTAGAAAGAGTATCTAACTGAGCATCCCACGCCTGTACATCGGTACCTATTACAAGACCTAAAGTACTACGTGCATCTCCTGCGGTAGCATCATCTACTAAAGTAGCTCCAAAAGCAGAGATAGTTGTCGAATCAGGAACATTGAGAGTTTTAATACCAGAAAGAGAAGTTACTTCTGAATCCATTAATGCACCAGCAGCAGTTACATTTGCCGTATCTGTTACATCAGCTAAATCCTCAATTCCATCTAATTTAGTTTCATCAGCAGTTGTAAAACTAGCTGTAGTAGCATCTAAAACTGCGGACCAACCCTGTACATCAGTACCTATAACCAAACCTAAGTTAGTTCTTGCATCTGCTGCTGTTGAGGCACCTGTACCACCATCGGCAACAGTAATATCAGTAATTCCAGTAATAGAACCGCCTGTAATTAAAACTGCGTCAGCATCTTGAGTAGCAATGGTACCGTAGGCATCTTCGATAATATCTGAAATAGCCACATTATAAAGAGCACCTGCAATATTAGCGATTACGGTAGTAGCCCCGGTTACTACAGTTGAAGTTGGTAAGTCATTTGGTTTTGTCATTTAATTAGCTTCCAATTTGTTTTGTCCTAAGTTATCTATAAATAATGGTGTAGAAGAAGTTGTACTATTATTTTCTAAATAAAGACTTGTAACTTCACTTACAGCGCCAGAAGGAACATTTCGAGCATGTTGAAGTTTTTGTGGCTCAGCAGGCACCTGTGGCTCCTTATAAGCTTCAGTTATATTCCACTTCCCATCATCTTCTGATTTATGAATCCAATGTCCAGTTCCTTCCTCTATTTTCATTTGTGAGTACTTATAGGGCATTCCAGAACGGTCACTAAATCCAGTAACTCCTTTAGAACTAGCCCACTTCCGTCTTCCTAATCGTCTACGTCTACTTTTAAGTCTCATTATTATCTTGGGATATCGGGATAAACCCAAAAATCCGTTCTTTCTCTATCCTCTAAAAACGCCCGGTCTAATCGAGCTTCGTATTCTTGGAAAATTGCTGCTACTTTTTCCGCCTCTATCCCCTCTTTTTTAAATGACATAAAATAGGCTAAACCCATTGATAGGGCGGGAAGATAACGATAATTCATATCCACTAATTGATATGACTTTGTAACATCTTTATGGCGGCGCATACCCCAATATTCAATAGTACCGGAAGCTGCATCTGAATCAGGAACAGGCCAAACAATTAGTTTAGATGGACTTACAGTTCTATCAAAAGCATATGTATTTGGTTTGCCGTCTGTAGATTTAGTTGGTATATTGAAATAATCAAAAAGGGAGGTGGGATACATTTGAATTTCAGTACCATCACTAGTTTTAAAATTAACATCTAAAATTCCAATGATATCAGCATCTAGGGTATATTCGGCTTGGTCTTGTACTAAAGATACTGAGTTTTTCTCTAAATGGGCTAAAGGATACTCACGATTAGCCAAATCAATCATTAACAAATTCAGTGAGCGTCTTGCTGAACGCATATCGTAGCCGTTCGTATATTCACCCTTCAAAATATCAAAAGCTTCTTCTAATATCTCATCAACAGGTAAATTAAACTCAGTTGTAGCTGAAACGGCTTCTACCATTATTTATATCTCCTTTGCGTATTTATTATACCAGTTTCTTAATATTTACGCAGTTCCATCTAATACTCTCGTACCAATTTGCTGAATTGGAACCGTGGTTTCATCCTGGCAGCAGGCAAATACGTAAAGCCCTGAGGGGGTAACATCGACCACGTTATGGTCGGCCTGAATACCGGGAAAGATGTTTACTTTCGTTGAGGCCGTGCAGACTAAGCTCTCACTGACGCTCACAACAACAGCTGCCCCGGCCTGAGGCGATTCATCCTGCATACGGGAAGCGAACATAGCGCACCTGTTTGGAAGCTCCGTGACTGTACCTGTTCCCTGAAAGATATCGTTGCTGCCGAATATAGCCGTTGCCGCCGTGCCTCTTGTGATATTCTCTCCATCCCACGAATAAGCATTGGCATCAACACTGGAACCGCCAGCGTTTTCATAGGCCATTACACAAACATCATCGGCAATGTAAGCGGCCATCATATCGTCATACTGGTTGGAGGCAGCATCGACATCAATCCGGGCTTCTTCCGTGCAGTTTGTGCCAGATACGCTAAAGTACCTCACAGCGGAATCCTCAGCCGCCACATCGGTATTACCAACCCAAAAAGCGGAACCGTCCGCCTTCGCCTTACAGATAGCCGGGTAGTCCAGAGTGGAGTTAATATCCACTCTCGTGCCAATCGTAATATTATCGCCGTTGGTATCAATCACAAACACCTGCCCGTTTGATGTATCGCCATCATCACGCATCACGGCAGCTGCTTTTGTGCCGCTAAGCTCAGTTAAAGCACAGCGGAAATTAGGCGTGGTCAGGTTAAGGGATGTCTCTACGTCCGTCTCTGTCAGGGTTTTGCCGGATTTGGTAAGTAAGGCCACTACCCCGGTCGAGCCGGAAGTCGTGCTTTCATAAAGACAGAGGAATTTTGTATCGCTTAATTTAACGATATTAAAGCCTGTACCATCGGCATGAGTAAGCTGGACTGGCGTGTTGGTGTCTATCGCGTCAAATGCCTTGTCTGCGATATCGACGACAACGGCCTGAACATTATTATCAGCGTCCTGATAAATCATTACAGCCTCAGTGTCCGAAACAGCAGCTATGTCTTGCGCGCCTGTACCGCCACCAGTTGCGAGTTGCGTAACACTTCCATCATTGGTACCATCCCAAGAAGCCCAATCAGCAGAAGGAGCTACGACAGTAGATTCTGAAAACATAGTTTCTTGAGATGAACCTAATACAGAATTAATTAAGGAGTTTCTAATTGTCATTGTTTAACTCCTTTTTAAATAAACCCTTGTACTTTTGCTACCCCATTAGTACCTGTTTTAACTGCCCTAATAAAAGTAAATGTTCCTATAAGAGCATCATTCTCATCAGTATTTCCTGTATAAGTTTCTATAGTGGTTATATCGGAAGCCCCTATAACACCAGCTAAAGCAGTGGCATCATCAGCCTCTAGAGTAGTACCTTGAATTGTAATAGTATCTGAAGCATTCATATTCACTTGAATAGTTCTATAAACAGAAGCATTTTGTGGTTCTAATTGAATCCAATCTCCGTTTCCAGCGCTATCCGTATTTAATAGAACGACATGTCTCATTCCCGCCATAATTATTTTCTCCTTTTCAATAATTAACCTTATCTATTATAGCATCTTTCGATAGAATCAGAAAAGGCCCTCAAAAGGGCCTTTTCTTTATTGGTTAGTGAGGAACAACCAAAATTTTAATAATTCATAAGCGGCTTATGAACCACCTGCTGAACCGTAAACTTTACGCCAGTTACCAACCATGAAAGCATAACGCTCAGTAGCAGTAGTAATAATATTACCAGTGTACGGGTCAGTATACTCCATGTCGATTTCTAATGGGCGTCTCTGCCAATGAATAAGACCGTAGTCTACATCAGTCATAATGAACCAAGCATTAGAATCCGTCAAGTAATCGTAAATCATAAAATCTTGGAAAAATCCACGAGACTTAAGGCTATTCACATTGTTTGTGTTAGTACCATAGTCAGGACTTGTACCAGTAGCAATACTAGTGCTCAAGTCAGATTTAAGGATTTCGAAGGCATCAAAAGCATCATCAGGGTGTACAATAAGTTTCTGAGGAGCAACTTTAATTTTAAGTTGTCTGTCATCAACAAAGTCTGTACGGATAGTCGTGATAGCGTTTTTCAACGACGTATCAGAAATATCAGCACTTACAGAGTTAGAAACTGTACCACCAAATTGCAATGGGTGAGCTGTATCACAAAGAGGCTCGCCATCACCAATTGGTGCACCTGAATCAAAAGCTAGGTTAAAGATAGAAGCTCCACGAAGTTCTTTGGTTTCGCCCATAGAACGTGAAAGATTCTGACCCATCATCTCGGACTTAGACTCATAAAGGTTATCTTCAATAGCTTCACGAGTAATCGCAAAACCCAATCCAATAACTGAGTGTTCTGCACGAGCGGTATAACCGTCACTCATTGTGTCTAGGAAGATTTGGTCACCTTCTGGCTTCACAGGTGCAAGACCCGTTCCAACAGTCATAATCATTTCTTCATAGGCTTTATCTGACTTCTTAGTTTCGAAAACTTGTTTACACTGTTCGGTAAAACGTGCGTAGTTTTTTCCCATCAATCCCGCAAGACCGGGACGAAGGCGTTTAACAATATCTGCTCTACTTAATGGCATGTCATCTTACCTTTCTATTAAACAAACTTAACGAGAACCGTTGCCGGGTCATCGCCGAAGTCATTTCCTTGAGTTTCATCAATTGCTACAATCTCAACAAGACGATTTTCAGAAGTTACTGAAGCGTCCAAATCAACTACTGCTTGAGAACGTCCAAGGGTAACTGTACCAGCGTTTTTAACGCGGAACTGTTGACCAATGTGTGTCTGAGCAAGAGCAGCATCATCTGTATCGATTCTAAACAATCTATCTGCTACAGGTTCGATAATGGCAACAACATCAGTGAAGCCAGCAACCGTACCAGAGTTTGTAGTACCCGCAGGAAAGTTGTCAAGCATACGCCATTCACCATTAGCATCGATATACTCAATACCTCGGAGAATATGAGTAGCTTGGACTGTCTCGGGGGTAAGAATCAGGTAACCATCTGTGTGGACATGTACCGGGTCACCATGACCAATCGCGGTGTTATAACCATTATCAATGGTTGCGCGAGTTAGGCCAACAGCACCAGTAATACCACTAGAACTTTTACCTGTAGAATTAAAACCTGTATTAGCCATAAGCTAGGTCTCCTTCTCTCTGTTTGTCCCCATTATTTATGTGAAACTGAAAGAAGGAGGGAACACCTATTAATCTTCAAAAAAGCCTTTTTTCAGTTTTAAGTTTGATGAACCGTGGTCAAATTTATTAACAATAGTGTCGTCACTAGATTTTTTATATTCTTGTTGTGCGGCTGCTAATTGGTCTTCCACAGTTCTGCGGTTTTCTTCCTGACGGAAGTCGCGATATGCGATAGGGAGTTTGATTAGAACCAAATGTTCTTTTCTAATCCCTTCGACGCTATTTCGTTCATCTTCTAAGTCTGCCCATTCTTCTTCGTAACGATATTTTGTAAGACCGGATAAAAATTCGGGAGCACTCTCCTTGATTTCTCTAGCCGTTACAAGTTCGCCACCAAGACTCAAGTAATGGTTAAGTTTTTCATTTGTAAACTGCTTTGTTTTTGCATCTACTATTGCGGCCCAACGAAGGAAATAACCTTCTTCTTCCATATATTTTATGAGGGCCTCAGGGAAACTTAAATCGTGCGGTTTACGGAAACTAGCTCTATCGTATGTACGACGGGCAGGGTCACGAGATGCTCTTGGAGCACGACTAACCACTTCCTCTTCTTCACTAGATTCATTTGATTTAGCGTCTTTATTTTCTTTATCGTTTTTTCCTAACATATCTTAAATGTCCTTTCTTTAGAACTTTTGCCGTTGGTTATCTTTTTTAATCTCTAGAGCATAATCTTGTAAGGTAATACCATGAGGCTCTAGGTGATTTTTCCAATACCTATACATTTCCTTATCAATTACGACTTTATTAGAGCCTTTATTTTGGGAATTTGAATTAGGTGAGGACGAACGGGAAGGTCCTTTTGCAGGAACATTCTTAGATTTATTAGTTGTTCGTGGTTTTTCCGTCTCACCAGACGCGTCGTTGTCAGAGTTTTCTGACTCGCTATGTGTATAGTTTAACGCATCTAATCCATCTGATGCAAGTGCTTCATAAAAATCAAATTTTCCTGAAAGCCTAATATCCATCTCTTCATAAAAAACCGGGTCAGCATTACTAAACCCTTCAGCAAGTAATTGACGGGCTATATTAGCCATCTCTTGTCTTACTGGAGAAAGTTTTTTACGTTGTTCAATATCCAAAGATGCATATTCATCATTATTGATAAGAAACTCTTTTCCTTCTGTCCACTCTTCAGCAGCTTCACTCAAACCTTGATTACTAGAAGATTGAGTCTTTTGAGGTTGTGGTTTTTGTTTTTCTGGAGTATCTGCAACATTCTGTAGGTGTCTAATATGACTCTGAGACTCAATAAGCTGTTTAGTGATAGAAGCAATCTTTTCTCCATCTCCATCTTCTGCCGCAGCCTTTAGAGCAGCTTCTAACCGAGCAACATCAGCTGTTAAACGTTCTAACTCTACTTTGGCGTAAGTAGAAGTAGTTTCATCATACTCAGCTTTAATAGCTTCCATCTCAGCATTTTGGGTAGCAATAAAATTCTCAAGTTCTTTAATTTTAGCATTTTGCTGCTTAATACGTTCTTTTGCCCGAGATTTTCGTTTCTTCTCTGCTTTCTCAGCTTCTTCTGCTTTCTTTCTTTCTTCTTCTGAGTCAACAGACTCAGTATCTTCATCTTCCCCAGAATCTTGGGGCTCATCTACTTCAGAATCTTCTTCTTTTTCAACATATTTATCTTCTTCGTTTTCTTCGAGTTCAACTTCAACATCCTCAATCTCACCAATGGGTGTACCATCAGTGTCTAGTTGAAAACTAACTCTATTAGAAGAAGGATTATCGTTATCGTCTTCTAAGAAGTCATTTAAACTTTCGTCTACAACTTCTACTTCTACTTTTTTATCTTTGGGCATTATTCTCTCTTTCCTCTTTCCGTCTATTTATAGTGGCTTTTGGCCCACCATTTACTTCTTGAATCTGATTTTGTAAATCAGCTAGTAAACTTTCATCATAATCATAGTATGGATTAATATCTCGGATATCGTCAACTGTATATAATAACGATTCATCTGGCATTAAATAGAATTTACGACCCCCATGAATAATCGTCTGAGAAAAGGAAGCTCTAGAGAATACTGCGTAATCACCTGCCTCACACCAAGGGATAAATTCATTTGTTTCGGGATTTTTAAATTTATTATGCTTATAGGCTAAATCGCCTAATTTTACTACTACCCCTGCGGTAATCATATTTTCATGGGTTTCTGCTACATCTTCAGGTAATTCAAGGGTAAAACCTGTATTTGCATCCTTAATAGTAGGTTTAAGGGCAATTGGGTATACTAGAATATACCATGAACCCTTTAGATTTGGCAAGCTCTTAGGTAGTTTAAGTTCTTCATTATCAAAAGTCATTAAATCATCTAATTTTTGTATATGTGTCATTATTTATTCTCCTTTAAACTAATCACTGGTGCTACGCATCCCTCTGCTTTTTCAGGTAGATTACAATTACCTATTAACCTAACCCTAAACCCCACTTTTCTAATACCAGTTAATTCGTCATTCTCTATTAAATATACAGGTAACATACGTAAAACCAAAGTGGAATTTTCTTCAATAGACTTCACCCAATAATCTAATAACTCTAAAGAAAATTCTCTACACTTTCTGTCTACATCTTCCTCAGTAAAAAGTTTATCCTCTATCGCTTCTATAGTACAGTTTTCTGGTATACCATAAAAAGCGTAAGTAACATAAGCTCCAAAAGATGTATCATAAGAAAATGGTTCACCAAAAATTACATTTACCTTTTTATTTTGTAGCGTCCGCAAGGCTTTAAATATATCTTCGTTTGAATACTGTAGCATTATTCAAGTCCTTTTTCAGTATTGACAATACTTACTTCTGTCGTAATTAAGAGGCCAACCACATTAGCAGCATCTTTTAAAGCGTTTTTAACAACTTTTGCAGGGTCAATAACCCCTTGCTTAATAAGATTACAGAACTCGTTTTTATCTACATCAAAGCCTTCATCTTTCGTTTTTAGTACTTGTAACATGATAGATTTGGCTTCTTCCTCATCTACACCTGCATTTGCAAGAATTGTATAGAAGGGGGATTGCAGCGCTTTAATAATTAAATCTGCCCCTTTTGAAGTTCCTGAATTTCGAGATAAATACTCAGATACTCTAAGAAGCATGGTACCACCACCAGCAACAATTCCCTCTTCTACTGCGGCTTTAGTAGCATTAATAGCATCTTCAATGCGGTCTTTACGTTCACCAATATCAATTTCAGAAGAACCACCTACTCGAATAACGGCAATACCACCACTGAGTTTAGCCAATCTACCTTCTAAAAGCGTATATTTGGAATCTGTTTTCTTAGTCTCCTCGACCAAAGACTTTAGGTGAGCAATACGGGTTTCTAATTTTTCAGCATCTTTATCACCATCAATAAATTCAGATAATTCTTGACCTACTCGAACACGTTTACAATAACCTAAATGTTCCTGTGTAACACTACCAATACCTAAGCCACTTTCTGCGTTAATAACAATTCCACCAGTCACAATTGCTAAGTCTTCCATCATATCTGCTCTAGAAGGGAGGAAATCAGGCAATTTAAGAACTGCAATTTTTAATCCATTTCGAACTTTATTCAAAACAAGAGTAGAAAGAACATCACTTGCTATATCAGGACAAATAACAATAAGAGCTTTTCCGGCTTCATGGCATAGATTAACTACAGGAAGAATTTCTTTAATATCATTAATCTTTGCATCATAAAATAAAATATTACAGTCAGTTAAATCAGCAATACCTTTATCTGGATGCGTAATAAAATGGTTAGAAGCGAAACCCGCAGGAAACTCCATACCCTCAACAATATCTAAAGTCATTTCATCTAGAGGTGCGGGTTCTACAGAAATAATACCGTGAGGGCCAACTTCTTCAACAGCCTTAGAAACGATATTACCTACTTCTGTATCGCCATTAGCTGAAATAGTAGCGATATTTTTTAGGCTTTCAGTATCTTTAACATCTATTGCATTTAAAGAAATATACTCGATAGCTTCTTTAACCGTTTCATCCATTTCACGTTTTAACGTAACAGGATTAATACCATTATTAATACATTGCATGGCATCTCTAGCAATAGCTTGAGCTAAAACAGTTGCAGTTGTTGTACCATCTCCTGCCATCTCATTTTGACGAGTAGCAACTTCTTTTACAATCTGTACACCTAGATTTTGGAATTTATCATCTACATTTATTTCTTTAGCAACAGAAACACCGTCTTTTGTAATACGGGGCATTAATCCTACATAGTTTTGCATTAAACCAGTAGTTTTAGATTGTTCAATAACTACATTGCGGCCCCTAGGACCAAGGGTTGCTTTAACAGCGTTAGCAATTAAGTCAACACCTTTCATAATTTCTTCTCGGGATTCACTCCCAAATTTTAATTCTTTATTTTTAGTTGGTGATTCGGGTTGGCGTAGCTCGTTCATCTCCGTTACCTTTCGTTTGTTCCTCAATAATATCTTTTAATTCATCTACAACTTCATCTAATTGATAAATACGGGCAGCACAAATACCAGCATCATGATGATGGTTATCAATTAGATTTTGAGTCATTTGCCCTTGCAAAAAACTTTTTGTATCTTGTATGTATTTCATTAAATCACTGATAATAGAATCATCATCAGCACGTATAACTATCTGTCCATCAGACATTGTTTCCTCACATTATTTTCCATATATGCCAATCAATATATATGAATTATTTCGTTTTGTCAACTGGTCCGACATTATTAGGCATATTTAGGTCCTCAAGGGCTTTTTGTATCATTCCAGAACCAGCTTGGAACCTAGCCTTGGCAAAATCTGCCCTAATTTTATCAGAAGCTTCAGCAGAATCCTGTAAAAGCTCTGCCGCTTTAAGATTCAGTTTTCTATCTTCTAAAGCCAGTTTACCAGTATCGATTTCTTTCTTATGAGCAAGTTCCTCTTTACGTGTAGCCGCGTTTTCTAATTCACTTTGAGCTAACATAGCAGCGGGGTCTTTAGAAGCTAATGCCTCTTCAAAGGCAATTTCTTCATGGAAACGCTGTATCTGTAGAGCGGCATCTGCCATTGCTTTTTCACTTTGAGGATTAGCTCCATTAAGCTTCAGTTGAGCTCCTAAATCACGAACATAAAGCAGCATTGCATGTTCTGCAATATTGGCCTGTAAAAGGGGAATAATATTTGCAGCTAATTCTTGCCCACCACCCTTAGGGTCTTGTAAGAAAGCTTGTTTAAAGGCAATATGGGCTTCGTGGTCTTGACCCTCAAATGCTCTAATTGGTTTACCTTGAGAAAGAGTAACAATATCGGATAATGGGTCAAGAGGTACAGCTTCTTGTGGAGAAGGTAGTAATCTTTCAATCTCCTCTGGTTCCATCCCAATTTGGGAATAAAACTCAGTATATGCAGCACGTAGGTCATGAAAATCTGGAGCTTGTTGTGCAGCAGCTAATTTTGTTTGAGCAATAGCAATTCTATGTGCAGAAGAAGAAAGATTGGGGTCGGCAGCAGGCATAATATCAACTTTGCCACTAAAGTCTTCTCTCCGAACAGAGAACATCTCTCCTTTTAGGAAAAAGTCTTGTGTTTCATCTAAAACATCATAGTTCAAATCATGTAGAATTTCAAATTCAGCTTTTAAACTATTATAAAATCTTTTTAGAATACCTGAAGTAAATTTAGTAGATGCTTCTAGAAGGGCAACAGTTGTACCAACTGGCCCATAATTTGTGGAATCCGCAATGACCTGCTCTGTCGAGTCTGCGAACTTCTGAGCACGGCCATCTAAGAACTGAACTATTCTTTCCAAGACTTGGCTCGGTTCTTTGAAATCCAAAGGCATTAGAACATCTTTAATATTTTTCGTACCAGTATCAATCTCTCTAAACTCACCAAAACGAATAGGCATTTGCGAGTCCCGAGTAAATCGAACACCTTTAGCTCTAAATCCTCCTTGTAGGTTAGCAAATTGTCCTGAGTCAATTAAACTACGTAAAATAGAAGTAAGCGCGAACTGGAAATTGCCAAGAATATGTATATAACCCATACCGTGAAACCCAAGTCCGGGAATTAACTGATAATGGGCATACCAAACTCTTTTTAAACGAAGAGGGTCTTGCTCTTTCCAGTTACGTCTGATTGCTAAAACTTTGTTTCTCGAATCTTCAATTGTTACAATATATGGTAGAGCTCTTTCTGAACCATCATTATAAGGGACGGGTAATTTTAGATAACAGTGATGCTCTCTTAATTGGAATTTATTTGACCCAACACCGGAGCCATAGCCCATAGGGTCTCCTGTTCCTTCTACAATAATATCTTGGTCTACTTCAGTAGGAGTAGAATTACCGGTAGGAGCTACGTCACTATGAATATCAGCTTCTAAACGAAAGCCATCGGAATATTCATACTCGTCTACATTGATGTACTCACCTAGTTCTCCTAGATGTTCAAGTTCGTGTCTATCCAGTGTAAATAACTCAGTATGGAAATCAGTATCCCCAATTGTAGATGCACTAGAATTAATAATGAATTTATCTTCTGTTAAATATTTAGTACGGGGTCTATTCTGAATTGGGTCAAAATAATATTTACGGTAAGCATTACCCGTTAAAGCATATCTCAAAGACATTTTTTCAGTATCAGCAATAAACTCTTTCATCTGATAGAGATATTGATAATCCATATAATTTCTTACACGATTACTAGTTGCTAAAGTTTCTTCATTGCTTTCTGTGATTAGGTAAGTGTCTACTAAACCTTTACCTGAGAATATTTCCCCCATAATTTTCGCCTGAGTTTTTAGGGCTGACTCCAAAATCAAAGGGTGGGTGATGGGGGAGGCACCGGGAAAAGGGTCGTCTAATTCTTCAATAGTTAAACCTAATTTACTTAATCCTAAATTAATTCCTTCAAAGAAATCAGAATTAGAAGTTAAATCTTCTTGATATCTTTCTTGACAAAACTGTTGGATTTTAATAATAGTTTCATCATCGAGGAAAGCAGCTAGGTTAGCATTATGTTCGTTAGAATCTACATCTGCTTCAAGTTCTTCATCTTCTCTTTCGGAAAAGATAACTTCGATATTGCCATCGTCATCAGCGGGAAATAGTTCTATATCGAGTTCCTCATCTGGAGTCTCGAAATCTTTTTCTATAAGTTTGGATAATTCGTCAGCCATAGTGATTAGTATATCATTTAATATCTTGGATAGCTACTCGTTCTACCCCCGAAGGTAGCTTGATGTATAAGAGCCGCCGCCGATATAAAAATCGTCCTCTTCTTCCTCTTCTACTTCCTGATATAAGTAATCTTGGTCTGTTAATACGTTATTATCCCGGCAGAAAAGGAGGAATTGTGAAAATGCATCAGGAACATCATCATGGTTACCTCCGGGAAATGTACATATTTCGGTTATAAAGTCTGTTGATTTAGTACAAACAGCAGCATCATCTTCTGGCATAGGCACCCAGATAATTCCACTCTTAACAAGAGGGGCAGCAGCCTGCATCCTCATAATTTTATCTTTTTCAGTCTTCCATCCATATACAGGAAGCCCCCTTTTTTGTAAATCGGGAACAAGGGATAAACCAGAAGAGCGTTCTTCAATAATAATTATATCTACTTTATCTTGTCTATACATATCCATAAATAAATTAACAAGTTCTGGATAGTCCCATTTACCTTTTTTAGAATTTAATAAGATGGCATGAGTTTTATAGATAGAATTTGGTGAATCATGGTCTTGATAATTAAATAAACCCCATAATTGATATGCAGTAAAATCGCTTTGAGTCCCTTTTGTATACGCGGTATCTGCGGTTACTATATAGGTGTGGCAATCCGGAGATGCTTCTTCTGTCCAATGTTTAAAATCGGAAGGATTAATCATTTGTCCTGATTCTGGAGTCGGATTTTGCATATAGACAGCATTCCACCGAGGCATATTGTTAATAAAAGAGGCGCGTAGCATCTCTAGTTTATTAGTTGGGTGAAATTCTGGCCAAAAGGAGGAATCTTTAACTAAATACCCTTCCGGGTCCCCCTCTTCTCGTAGATACTCGGAAGCTTCTTCATCTAAAAGAGCGGGAATCTTGATAATTTTCCACGGACTACCTGAATTTCTATCTTCTTTTTCTAAATAATCGAATAAATCGCCTTGTGTCCATCTTGTTCCTACTTGAAGTTCAGCACAATCGGGTGTCATTAACAAACGAGACCTTAGGTTGGGCATATATTGGCCTACCATACGCATACGTATAGGCTTAGAAAGAGCATCTTCTTCAACTAAAGCATCATCGCAGATAACAATATGACCACGACGACCAGCTATTTTGGCTTCGAGTGACGTACATACCATTTCACCACCTACTTTTGTTAGGAAACGGCCTGCTGTTTGTTTATCCTCTCTTAATTCTGTAGAAGGAAAGATAACTTTAAATTCAGGAGAACGGACAATATCACGTATTTTGGCTCCGAACTCGTCTCTGGCGAACTCAATACCATGTCCAACAAGAATAATTCTGATTTTCGGCCATCTTCCTAATAACCAAGAAGGGAAAAGCCTAGAACATAATTCCGACTTCATACCACCGGGGGGTAAAGAAATCATTTTTCTTGGAGTAAGTCCTGTTTTTCTCCAAATATTTTCTCCTAATTCTTGTAGTTCTTGGCAGATTCTTTGAATATGTCTTCCAGTTTGAAAACCTTCAATACGAGTAGGCCCCATTAAGAGCACATAATGATAAAAGCTTTCTCTAGCCATAGAAATGGCTTCATTTTCTAAAAACTTTGTTATTTCATCGACTGCTTCTTTTGGGAGTTCTTCAAGGTTTACACCTGAAATAAATTCTAAATATTCTTCTTTAGTTTGAAACACTTTTAGATTTCTTCTCTAACCACTTTTTTTCTTTATTTTAATGGGGTTCTCCTTAAAATAGAATACGCTATTATAAAATAATTTGTCAAATTAATTTAAAAGGAGAGAAATATATTTACTATAGTATAGTTAACTACTGACGCGAGAGACAATCTGTATAGAAACACTTAAGTAATACTGAAGAGTTTTATCAGAAGGGAGGATTATACTGAGTAATTTATAGTGAAGTCTTTTTATTTGTCTGTCTCACCCTTTTAAGCGCTCACCCCTTTGAAGGGGATTCGCTTTAAGGAGTATGTGGGTATTGGTATGGAATAATTGAAAAACTAGTTACTCGAAGAATTAATCACTGATGTAGTTCAGTAGAGAACGTATTAAATGAGAAAGCTGAAAGTTATAAGAGAATTAAGTTGATTAACTGAGTCAAAGAGTTTATAGATATCTACTCACTGATAGTCAATCTCATAGATAGTCTATATCATAGTAGGAATGTATATATAGTGTATCACATACTTTTTGGAATTAGGGTGTTTTTAGTACTTAACTAATTGAAATTACAGGTATAAAAAAAGACTTGACAGCTTTTTTGAAAATAGGTGATTTTTGCTAATTTCTCGGATATTTAGTTAACTTTATTAGGGTCTTTTGGTACTAAATCAGTTTGAATAAGAGAGGAAAGACGCTTAGCTGATTTAGCCCATTCTTCCTCTTCTTCCCCACGGAATAATCCCTTCACTTCTAATTGTTGTTTAACAACGTAAGCTTCAGCACCATTAATCTTATCTATCTGCTTTTGGGCTTCAATGGCTACTTTAATCTCACCTTGTTCCATAGCATTGTTATAGATTTCATTCCATCTAATTAAGGATTCTTGTGGGTCTACCAGTTTAGCAGCATAGGCTCTTTCTGTTTTAAGCTCTTCAATCCTTTCTTTGATATGAGGCATTTGCATTAATTCGTATCCTCTTTGACGGGGGTTAGAATCGTTAGGGTAAGCAATACGAGCTGAATCAGTTTGGTTACGACCATCTGCTCTTAACTTACAAAAGTATTCTTGTTCATCAGAATTAACCAATGCCCTCCCCCTTTTATTTACAGGTTTTAAAGAAGCCTTCAAAGTAGCTTTAGTTTTCTCTAGGCCGTAAACCTTCTTTTCTGTGTTAGAGGATTTCAGCGCCGGAGAAAGCTGTTTACTTTCTTCCTTATCATCCTCAAGGATTTTCTTTTCATCGCCATCAGTGAGCTTTATTTGGCCTTCTAGGGCTATATTTTCGTTATCTTTATCCATACAACTATTGTAAAGGATAGTAAGGGGTTAATACAAGTATGTTTTAGGTATGTATTCCTATTATAGGTATAGGTGGGTTTGAACCCAAATGAAAAAATTGTCCGATTGTGGGGAGTGCTACATATACTATATAACAAGCCCCCCTCTTTTTCTCCCCTCCCCCTCCTGTTTAACATATATATGATAACCTTTCCATAATTATTCGAGTGACTTATGTAAATCTATGACGTAGTTATGACAATGGTATAGATATACTATAGCTATGCGTTCTTTGCATAGATTGTTATGGGAATACGAGAGAAGATAGGACTATAATCCTAGTTATACATGATAGTGTTACTCTATGATTATGACAACTATATGTAGTAGGTATTATGACAACGACATACTAGGGCTGGTAAGGGTGTGAATGTTGAGGTGCGACACAATAAGACTGTATTCCTATAAGACTGTATTCCTATAAGACTACATTCCTATGAGACTATATTCCTAACCCTAATCATCTACATAACATGGCATTAGGCAACTAACAATAGATGTTTACTACCAACTATAATACTTGGTAACAAACACTTGTTATCTACCAACCAATATATACTTACCTACCACCAACCGTTGACACTAACCAACCAATACAAGGGTTATACTATGGCCTATAAAAGAGGGAAATAAACATAGGAATCTAATCCTAATTAGTCTTAGTTATGACAAGTAACACCAATATTGAAACATAATTACTCGGATAAGCTAAACAAAGACACATTATTACAAACTTTCTTTTATCTTTTTATGATTGTTGCTTGCTTTTATCTGTGGTTTTGCTATTCTGATGACACTGGAGCGGAGCATAGGGCAGACGCTCAAAGACAAAGGATTAAGAACATGGCTCAAGGGCTGGTTTTAGATTACTATACAAATGGCGGCAAGAAGGATAATGCCTTAAATAAATACTTCGATATGCCGGAGACTGTAACACGGGGCGGTAAGCCTGTGAACATTGCTGAGCATAACGCCCGCATACTGGGTAAGCGCAAGTAAGTTTCCATAACTAGTCCATTACGGTGGGCTATGATATGTAAACTACGGTGAGCATACGCGATACCTGCGTCAATGGTAAGAAGGTGCAATAACAAGAGTGCCGTGATAAAAACCCTTGTTGGATACGCGCTAGTGAAGCGTTAAGCCGAAGGACAGGACTCTATACCGTTTATGGAAAATAGGTGCGAGTGCAAAGGGGATTGAAACATATCGCCAAGGGTCAGAGAGTTAATTACTCCTTTTTAACAGGCAGTCTATTGGCAGTATAAGATAGGACACAGCTTAACCATTGAGCGTCCGATGTATTGATTACGTAAAATGTAAAAGACATACTCAAGGCACGTGGGATAGACTGTCTATTAAAACGGAGGATTATTATGACAACACTAGACATGAGTAAAGAAGCAAAGGCAAAACGTAAAGCCCAAGGCATTGAATGCGCGGGTCGCTATACTATGCGCGAGTTAAAAGAATTACGTAAAAATGCCAGACTTATGGACGATAAAGAAGAAATATCCATACTTAATTGGGCTTGTTTACATAAAGCAGGAGCATTCTGAAGAACAAATGGAAATACATATAAAATGGTTAGATGATTCTAAAGTAATTCAATTAGAAGTACGTAAACAAGGGGTAAAACCTAAGCTTTACCAGCAAACTACTAAAGCTAGTAGCGAAAACGTGCGTACACTATTCGATAAACTAATACGCAGTATAACAAAGATAATGAAAGAACATGACTATGATTAACATACAGTTAGTAAGTAATAAAACCAATAGGAAAAGGTTTATTGGTACTGCAAACGGTATTAATAATGCTCGTATTATGGGCAAGGCTATACTCGAAGATTTAGCTATGGTACAAGATTGCAGGGTTGAGTTATGGGATGAACACAACACTAAATGTTTTGAAACATTACGTAAACCATTAGGTATTTTAGAGCAAAAAGAGATAAACGATAGAAAGTATGGAGAATAATATGACAAACAAACAAGATAATAGACCAGCAGTAGGTAGCGGCGTTTGGGCTGGCAGTACAGCCGAAACATATATCATCTTTGCTAGCGACCTTGACTATATGGATACTACTGGCCTTATGGAAAACCATGGCATTAGATATAAACCATTACAAGGTAGCTATGTTATGGAAAGTACAGGCGAACAGATTATTGAAAACTCCTATATTATTAACAGCCGTGACTTAGAAACTATTGCTGGATTAGGTGTGATAGATAATCAAGAGTCTATCCTACACTTGAGTACAGGTGATTTCTTTCAGCAAGGTAAACGCCGCGCTTCCCTTGTCTACTATGGTAAAGATAAACCTAGTATTGACTTAGGTTATCTCACACCAGTATCGGAGGAAGAGGCAAAAGCAAAAGACTATTGGACAAGAGATTTAACGGATAACCAGTATTACATCACGAAAGAAGAGGATAAATAACCAATATGAAACTAACAAAAGGTGAAATACTAGCATTGCAGCACAGAATTGAAGTGCCGGAATGTATTTTCGAAAGCATTGGCCGTGGTGATAGCTGGACAGAAATTGATTATGAATTTGACCGCGCCATAGATAATGTTTCAACACAAATGGAACGTGGTTATGTTGTTACAGAAGCTTTGAGTGACCTTGAAAAACAAATTTTAGGTGATTGTCTGGACTGTGGTACTTACTGGCAATGTCATGAAATAGAATCATCACAGAAACGGGCGGCTGTGGAAAAGATTGGATGGAATTTGGTTGATAAATTTGAAGCCAATGGTATTCCGGTGTGCCGTGATTTGCTGATTTTTAGATAGGGTAAGGACATTAGGAGAGGCGAAAGCAAAGACTATTAGAGAAGAAAAGGATAAATAATATGAATACCAGACAGATATTTGAAAAGGTTCGTGACCATTTACTCGAGCAAAAGGAAAAGGCTTACGATGAGAGTAAAGATATGTGTTTGTACCGGGCACCTAATGGTAACAAATGTGCGATTGGTGCCTTGATTAAAGATGAATATTATGACCTGGGATTTGAGGGTTTAGGCATCTTCCAGTTAGCAGATGACTATAAGTCACCAAACGTTTATATCGAAAAGTTTAGACAGGCGTTATGTAAATCATTAGGTGTTGACTTTCTTTCTGAGGAAGTACGTTTAATGTTAAATGACTTACAGATAATCCATGATGAAGATGAGCCGACCTATTGGCAAGAAGCACTTAATCGATATGAAGTTAATTACTTTTAACAAAAAAAGAAAGATGATACGGAAACTAGTGGGTTATATGTACGGGTGTGAAGCAGATATTATATGTGAATTAAAAGGGAGATTTGGTATATGACAAAGCCCCTCGAATGTACTCCTGACCAGCATGACCATTTACATAATGCAGTGAATGAGTCACGTAAGAACGCTAAGTTTGTAAAGGTGGATAGACAAGCATTATGGAATCTATTGCAAGACCATCATCGGTTGATAGAAGACCATACAATTAAATTTACAGAATACCGAAAATAATAGGAGATTTAAAATGGAAACAAATACTTTAGAGAATTGGGATGAAATAAATAAATGGATTGTAGAAAAGAATATTCCTGTGTCTGAAAGTGATGTTAAAAACCTATCAGAATTACGAAATGATTATTCGAATAAAGCTTTTTGGGATTATGGTGTGTTTAAAGTAGCCAATAAAGCTTTTTCTATTTATGAACCACATGGAATTAGTGTTAGTGATAATTTAAATTGTTATATTATTTATGGTCATGAAACTATTATTTTAATAGATAGAGATACTTATGAATCAGAAGAAATCCGTACACGTTAAAAGAGGAAATAAATTATGAAAAATAAAGTAATTCAATTTCCTACTGACTTAGTACAGGCGGAAGCTAAAATCGACCGCGCCCATAATGAATGGTTAAGAGTACGTAAAAAGCAACTTACTAAGCGCGTATGTAAAGTTTCCATAATGTGTAGAAATACGCATTGGCGCACTGCCTGTTCTCATATAACTGCACAGGTGTTCTTCCCTCAATTTGGTGTTATGGAAACCTTTCCTTCTATATTTGATGGGCGTAGTGGCCTTATGGATATCTATGACGATTATATTTAATGTAAAAAAAGGAAAATATAATGCTTTACTATATAATGTTTTACTATTTCGTAATTACTATTTTAATTATTTTTGGGATATTAGGATTTTTTAAGATTACATCTATTTGGGCTAGATTTATTGTAGAAAAAGATTTACCTACTTTTGTATTTTTCCTGCCCATTATTTTGATATATTTAGTTTCCTTCACGTTATTGTTAAGTGAGGCTGACCCCTTTAACCTGATTCAAGAAAGATGATAGCGATATGTTAAACTGGATTTTAATAAGTCAAATGGACTGGAAAGCAGAACCTTTTCTAATTTTTGCTGGTATTTTATTAGGACTAGTATTAATTGTTGCTGTATTGGAGTACTTTGAATGAAAGATTTTTATGAAAGACAGAATGCTACTCAAACAAAGATAAATATGAAAGAAAATTGCGTATTTAAAAAAAGTGTTGTATTTGGGATAATTTCATGTATTGTGTTGTTCATTATAACTGTCTATCTAATTTAGGAGAAAGCTATGACATTGAAAGTAGGAATGAAAGTCCGTATTTTCCGTGAAGGCCGAGAGTTTAACAATACTGTAGGGTTTTTTAATGACTGGGTTAACATCATGGACCAATTTGTGGGGAAAACAGTAACTATAGAAGAAATTTCTGAATATGGAGTCCTTATCTATGAATGTGGTGCTTTTAGATTTCCACCACAATGCTTTGAGCCTATTGAAGAGGAAAAACCAAAACCACTACCACCACCAAAAACCAAGAGGAAAGATATGGAAACAGGTAATGAAGAAGAGTTTATTGTCCTTCATTGTGGACGTGAACTTACTGAAGAAGAATTTGATGAAGAAACATCTAATGGAGAAATTGTATTTGCTGTGGACGTACAGGAATGGGCGGAAGAATCTGATTGTATTCGGTTTGTAGATACGGGAGAATCCGCTATAAATGCAGTTGAGGCCCACCCGAATTATGTATATATAGAAGATACTGAAGAATATTATTCCGATTCAGATAATGCCTTTAATGATGGGAATAGATTTGTTAATGGGCCAGATAAATGGTATTCAGGGTATTATGTCGATAGGAATTTTTATTATCATCATCGAGAAGGTGAATGGTGGGATATACCACCCCATCATGATACAGATGAACTTGATGATTATTCCTTCAATCCTGCTGCCGAGTGGGGTTTTGAAACTAAGAAACAGGGAGTATCTCGTAAGCCCTTACCTAAGCAACTCTATTTTGGCCTTGAGCTAGAGTATGAGATGAATGACGAAGATGAAACGTCTGACATTGTAGAAATAGCGCATGACTTACAGTTCGCCGCTTCTGAAGACGGTTCGTTAAGCTGTGGGGTTGAGTTTAAAAGTAAACCATTATGTTATGAACTAGTACATGAAAGAGTTCCTGAATTACTTAACCGTGTTCGCGGTTCAGTACATGCAGATAGAACATGCGGACTTCATATCCATCTATCTAAAGCAGGACTTACTCTTATGCAAATAGGTCTTATCCAAGATTTTATTTACAACCCTGATAATAGAGACTTTATATCTAAGTTAGCCGGACGTGGGCCAAATACTTATTGTCAACGTGATATTGATTATGGAAAGTTAGCTCGTATCCGTAAAGTTGAGAAGAGTCTTAAATATGATAAAGACGGTAACCCTTTGTTAGACTCAAACGGTAATAGAATTATTGAGTATGATAAAGACTTTTGGGGTGGTGAGAAATATGAAGCTCTTAATTTCTGCCGAAGAGAAACAATCGAGTTCAGATTATTTGCCGCTTCTATGCGACAACATAGAGTATTAGGGCGTGTTGAATTTGTAAAAGCATTAACCGAGTGGACAAGTATGACTGAACGTAAAACCTTTGCAGAAGTTAGAGACTTCCAGCAATTCTTAACCTTCATAAAAAATCAAGGTAGGAAAAGGTTCCCTAACCTTCTTAAACTTTGTTATGAGAAAGAACTATTAAAAGAAAAACCAAAACCTGAAACTAAAACTAAAACACTAGCCGCTTAATTAAAAGGAGAAAATAAAATATGTGTTTAATTATCCGTAAAGAAGAAGACACGGTATTGTCAACTGAGTTTCTCGACGATGTTCGTGCAAACAATCCTGATGGTTGGGGTATCCTCTACCATAACCGAGAAGGTAAAGCCAAGGTACTCAAAGGTATGGACATGGCAGATTTTTACAGAGCGTATAGTCGTTTTGAACAATATAATGCAGATTGTATTATTCATTTCCGGCTAGCTACGCATGGTAAAAAGAATATTCATAACGCCCATCCCTATGAAGTATTAGGCGGGGATAATCCTATTTATCTTATGCACAACGGTACTATCGCTATTGATGGTGCGGCCAAAAAAGGTAAGCTATCTGATACTCGTCTATTTATTCGAGATGTATTGAAGCCTATGTTAGAGCATATCAAGAATCCGCATGAATTTATTCGTACTAAACATTTCGAGTTTATGATGGAAAGTGTAGCAGGTGATAACTCTTCCCGATTTGTTCTATTTGACCATGAGGGTTCTCTCTTCTATGGTGGTTGGTACAAGACAACTACTGACGTGTGGGTAAGTAATACCTACGCTTATGATGTTGATAATGCCTATAGAAAACCTAAGTCCACCTATAATTATAGAGGTAGTAGTGGCTATTACGATAGTACTGGTACGTGGCATAGTACTTATCAATTTAATAATAATGTTGATAGTCGCGGGGTTGTTCCTCTCTATCCTGAGTATAATGATGATAGAGATACATTATCTGGTTATGGTGAAGCTGATGATGAACGTTTAACAAGTGCCTTTTATGATTATGAAGGTGCAGATATGTATGATTATGGCGATGAAGAAAATGATTTTACTGACCCGGACGAAGAATGGCTAACTTCTCTACAGGATGTTTGTGATAACTTCGAGATTATTGCCGAAGATTATTGGAATTTAACTCCCGAAGAAATTGAATTTTGTATCCAGCAATTCTATGGCGGTCAATGGATGTTCTTTATGAACGACCAAATACCTCACCATTCTTTTATCAAAGATAAGGACGGTAATATTATTGAACCTAATGACATTCTAGTTACTGCCAATATTGTTAAAGCCGCTTTAGCTCGTAATGCGGCGGAGCTTAAACAACAAAAAGAGAAAAAGAAAGCGATAGCATAATATGACAATGCGTATTATTCCAAATGATTCCGTAGAGTTAGCAGAGAAATTACTTATTATGTCGAGAGATAAACTGACAAAAGCTTTAATTAACGACCCTGATAATATGGATATTGATGAAGCAAAGAAATTAATTATGCAAACTTTATCAGTTTTAAATACAACTGATAACGGTTAAAGGAGTAGAACATGACAACCATACCAAGAAATAAATTTGAAAGAAAACATAGTGATTTTAGATTGCAAGAACTCCGCCGTAGGAATAATCCTGACTGTGGTATTCGAACTTATACATGGGTACATGCTGATTATAATCTAGGACATATAGCCTTAGATGAAAACGGTGATATGGTCTATGTCTATGATATGGAAACTCAAAACTCCGTCTCTAGACCAGAAGTAGGTTTAGACTGTCATAAACTAAGGTTGACAGTAGAGTACCCTTACGGAATGAAATCTTGTTTTTATAATCCGGGTACCATCGCCTCACAATTTGGTTTACATCTAGTTTACCAAGAAGACTTATCAACAATTTTAGATGAAGAATTAAAAGGTTTTATGCCTTTTTCAGCTTATCAGGAACTATTTGAAAATCATTATAATATTGGATTTAGCTTTTCTAATGGTACAAGATTGGTAGACTCAAATGAAATCAAATCTTCAATGCGGGGATACCATCTATTGGAATTTAGTACAGAGTCTCCGTGGCTTGTTTCTTCGTTTAAAAAACGTGATAGTGATGTACGGCATAGAGCTTTTTGGAATAGGTTAGAGTATAAAGTAGAAGTTTTAGCGCAGGAATATGCATCAAAACTACAAAAACTTAAAAAATATTTAAAAACAAAAAAATTGGATAAGGAAATTGACATGATTTTTGATAAGAATGTTCACCTAAGAGAAGGCTATCGTGCTTCTACTTATGAACCGATTAAGAATATGTTATCAGATGATTATCTGCGTATTCTCAATATTCCCCCTCACAATAAAACTGAGCTTGAGGATTATTACCCCGACCGGAAGGCTTTACGTAGTTTAAAAGTCTTATCTCCTTTCAAGGAATTTGATAATACCTTTCAAGAGTCTTTGGGGAATTTTGATTCTGGTTTAGATGAGATTGAAGGTTCTGAAAACAGAGAAATCGGAATTTGCTGGTTAACAGGACATACAGGACTTTGTAAAAAGATACGTTTTTACGGAAAGTTAGTGAAAGTCAACAAAGAATTTATTGACGCCAACAGCATACCGCTTACATGGTTATCTTGTGCAGAAAGTTATGTTTATACCTATGACCCACGTTTAGCTATCGGTAAGCTTCTTATTACTGAACAAAATAAACACAAATTGGACTTAGAATTGTTACCGAAATCCATTGGTAACAAAGGTATTCGTTCTATTCAACACGGCTATCTTAAAGAAAAGAATTTTGAATATTGTAATGGTTCTGATGATTGGTGCGACAGCCCTATTACCTTGTTTAATGATGAACAGGGCCGGAAATATTCTTCAATTTATGCCAGTAATCATTTTGCTAAGGCCGATAAACCTGTTATAAATGAAGATGGTAGAATAGTTGACTTTAAATCTGTTTGGTATGACCATTCAGACCCTTGTATGAATAGGGCGCAAGATATCTTTGCTGAAGACGATGAAGAACGCCTCGGAAACAATAAAGGGGGTATCTGTTCTATTCCTTTTGGTAATAGACCGGAGCTATTCTATGGCTATATGCGTGAAAATAATAAAGGAGAGCTGGAAATTACGAAATACGCTAAACCACGAGAAAGATATTATGGCGTTGAAATTGAACTAGAGCGGAGAAATCGCAGTACTGATGCCTTCGTTATGCTTTCAAAAGTTATTCCAGAACTTAAAAAGATTGGGTTTGTCAGTGGTACTGATGGCTCATTGCGGGAAGGCGGTACAGAATTTCGTTCGTGCCCACAAACATTCTCGGTATTACAAAAGAACCTTGCTAGGTTTTACGAAGTGGTATCGCCATACTTTGTAGCAAAAGAGACGTGTGGAGTCCATATCCATGTATCTCGCTCAAGTTTGAGCAATTACCAGATAGGAAGAATTATCGGCTTCGTCTATAATCCTAACAACGGTAAATTTATACGTGATATAGCAGGGCGTCCGTCAGGACAGTGGCAAGAGTTCGAGAGCGGCTCATCCTTTGAAGGGTTTAATATCCCTGACTCAAGCTCCGCTATCCCGCGTATTAAACTCAATAAAAGAAAACTTAGAAAGGGTAAAACTAAATTAGTAGAAAATCGTAAGAAAAGACTAACTGATTATGAGTTTAGAAACGATGGTAAATATACCGCCGTTAATACTGGTCTTACTAATACTATTGAGTTCAGATTATTCGCTGGTTCGAGTACGTATGATTTAACCATGAAGTATCTTGAATTTGTAGATGCGTTATGTCATTATACTGAAACAGGAAGAGTTGATGAACCTATTAGACAGCTTGTTAGAGGCTCAGTATTCAAGAAGTGGCTGATAAATAATGGGAAGAAATACCCTAATCTGTGTAAGTTCTTGAAAGTAAAGAATAATAAATCATCTGATACAGGCGGTTTTATTTTTGGTAAATGGAAAGAAAGAAAAATTAAGAAAGGTAAAATTAAATGTGCTTAATATTCATTAAGAAAAAGAACGCGGACCTTATAAATAGAGAATGGTGTAAAGACGTTTGGAGCCGTAATAATGATGGTTGGGGCTTAGCCTACAATAAGCCATCCACTGGACATATGAGCGTCAAAGCCGGATTAACTTTTGATGGTTTCTGGGATACTTTCTCTTCTCTTCAAAGGTTGAATATAGATATTGTTGCTCATATGAGGATGGCCACACAAGGAGAAGTTTCTCTCAAAACTACTCATCCTTTTTGCGTGTCTGAAAGACACAATATCTGGTTTATGCACAATGGAGTTACTAGTTATCCAGAAGGAGAGTTCGTACAAGATAGTCTAGACGATTTTATCTCTATGGAAAATTTAGAAGATGATAACTATAGTATGACTTATCGCGAGTTTTGGGAGAAAGAAACTCTTAAACCTTATGGGGGTAGTTATTATACTGGCCCTAGTGATACTCAGTTACTCGTAGAAAGGCTATTAACCCCTATGTTAGATAACATGTCAAATCCTAGTGACTTTATTCGCTCAGAAGGTTTTGCTTTTATGATGAAGGAAATTGGGGGTACTAATAAATATACTTTTCATGATAATCGCGGGCATGTAATTCTAGATGCTGGTGATTGGTCTGAGACTACTACAGGTATTCCAGTGAGTAATACATATGCTTTTTCCCTTGACAAAAAAGGTGTTATGGGTTACCTTGGTCGGAAAGTAGGCTAGTATGAACCCTAATGCTTTTGTTGTGGGTGTATTAATCGCCCTTATTTTAATTATTATTTTTACTTAGGAGATAAACAATGGAAACATACTTCGACTTTATTCATGATAGTGAACGGTATGATTTAGAGTTTGATACTAAACAAGAAGTTAAAACTTGGGCTGATGAATGGTGGATGGAACGCTGTATCAATGATGATTGCCCTCGTGATAATGGTGAAGTTATTGAAGATATTGGCTATATCGTTGAGTTTTATTTTAATGAAATTGGGGAACGAGTGGATATCGACTCAGAAGAGTTTATATTATCTTATGAGTTTTATCGTGGTGATTATGCAGAGCATTTTTACCAAGGAGATTATGTTTAATGAAGTATTTAAAAGAGAAAATTAAAGCAGGTGTTATATCTCTAGAAAATATGTCAATAGAAAATCTTATTCAACTTAGTAATGAATGTGAGTCTTGGCAAGATAGAGATATGATTGGCTGTGAAATAATGTATAGGAGTTAATATGACAATAAATTCAATCTTTATTCAAAACCCTAGCCGGGCTACTCGTTCAGAGTATCATCAGGCTATTAATACAGCTTTAGATAGAGCTAAACAAACTAAAGTTAATGTTGGTGTGTTTGAAGACAAAAAAGGTGAGCTTCATGTACAGAATATGGGCATTAACCCTTTGAGATACTTTGGGAAATTTGGCCTTTTATATTCAACCCAGATAGTATAGGAGAAGTAATCGTGGACAAATATCAAGCATTAATTGAATGGTTTAAGGTTATCCGTAGGGGAGCAATCTTTACTGAAAATAAAATTTTACAACTTAAAGCAGAACTTTATCTTAACGAACTGAGTCCTGCATGGAGCTATTTAGAAGATGAGTAAGAAAGAAAAGAAATTAACAGTAGAAGAATGGGTACAAACTACCGCAGATATGGGGTACATGTTGGTACCTAAAGAAACTAAACAAGTTCATAAAAAAGAAATCTATTCTATTATTGAGATAGCCTTCTTTATTATTTTTGGCTGTGGGTTTTTGGCATGTTTTATTGCTGCAACGTATGGGGCATTTTTCCATAACTGTGGTGTGAACTTTACTTCTTAAGAGGGGGGGGCTTGGCATTATGAGTAAATTGTATATAGTAAGAGGATTACCCGGTTCTGGTAAAACTACGTGGGCACTTAAGCAAATGAAACCTTCACAATCAGTAGTACTTGAGGCTGATGATTTCCATGTAACTCCTGCGGGTGAAGGTAGGGGCGAGTATAATTGGATAGCTAAACATATGGAATATGCCCATATGTGGTGTTTATCTAATGCCGCTTACCGACTTCGCCACGGACTTAACGTATATGTTGCTAATACTTTTACTCAATGGTTTGAAATAGAGCGATATTTAAAAATGGCCAAGGCTATTAAATGTGATGTTGAGATTATCGAGTGCCTAGGTAATTTTGAAAATGTTCATAGTGTACCGGAGAAAACTCTTGACAAAATGAGACAAAGGTATATAACTAACGAGAAGATAAAATCTAGAATAAGGCAAATAAATAAAACTACACCTGAAGAAGGGTTCCCCTTTATGGAAATATCTTTTAAACAATATAGACCTGTTGAAGATGAGTTAGTTAATGAGGGAACGATTTACGAAGAAAGTTTATGAAAGTAGCAGTATACGGAACATTGAGAAAAGGCTTTAGTAATAATAGATTGCTTAATGATAGCGATTACCTGGGCACAGACATATTAACTGGCTTTGAGATGTATAGTCTAGGGGCTTTCCCTGCCATTAAAAGTGGTAATGGAGAGATTGAGGTAGAAGTTTATGAAATAAATCCTCATACACTGAATGCCTTGGATATGCTAGAGGGGTATTTAGATAAATATTCCCCTTTTAATATGTATAACCGAGAAAGTGTCCAAACAAAATATGGTGAAGCTTATGTATATATTTGGGCGAAGTCGTTAACAGGCAGGACTAAAATACCAAGTGGTAAATGGGAGCGTAATATATCCATTCATTCTCAACGGAATTGGTATGAAGAGGATTTTTATAAATGAGTAATAATAACGACTCAAAATTCGACCTTGATTTACGATATGGACAAGAGATTGAAAATAAACTTCTCGAAGCTCTAAGAGGTACCGTAGAAGTAAAGGCTGAACGGGATATATGGCTAAAAACAGGGAATATTGCTATTGAATATGCTTCTAGAGGTAAACCTAGTGGTATTGAAGTTACTGAAGCGGACCATTGGGCACAAGCTTTAATAGTAGGAAATCAACCTTTTTGTTACTTGTTATTCCCTACTCCTGTTATGAGAGGTATGGTTAGATATTATAGAGAAAATCGTCCCGACACCCTTATGAATGGCGGGGATAGTTATACAAGCGAGTTAGTGTTAATGCCCCTGAAAGAAATTATTAAACCGAAATTGATTGGAGTTTAAAAATGTATGAAATATCTTCCCCTTTGGTTAATAAGAGCCTTGATAGAGATGAAGATAGAATTATTCGTTGGTGTGACAACCGAGGATATAGATTTGTAGGAATAGGGATGATTGATAAAGAGTACATTTATTTTGAGTATGAAGATTTAGAAGGAAATATTTTTCCTAATCGTGCTCGTAGAACATATCATAGAAATAATTTTATATTAAGAAATCAAAAACGAAAGAAATGATAGAGGAAAGATTAAAAGATGTTAAACAATAAAACAGTTAAAGAATATGTAGAAAATTCTAATCTTGTTCAAAAGAAAGAATGGGATAAGTATGAAGGTCTTTATCTACTAAAATATAAAAACAAAGTATTTTATGATAACCTTTGGGATGAGTTCCTAGAGAATATGCGAGGAACGGTGGTTGCTGAGGATTATACTCCTATTGTTATGCCCTTCCGTAAAATATATAATCGCGGTGAACGAGGTACTGAAATTGACCGAGATGAGACTGTAACAGCAGTACGTAAGATTAATGGTTTTATGTTTGCGCTTACTTATGTTCCCGAAGTTGGTAAAGTTCTCCCTTCTACAACAGGCTCACTTGATAGTGATTATGTAAGCATGGGCTTAGATTATGTTACTGATGAATTAGGTCTTAAATTAAAAGCTTTCTATGATAATACTCAAGTGCTTATGACATGGTTATTCGAAGTTGTCCATCCTAAGGACCCTCATATTATTCCTGAGGAACCGGGTCTTTACCTTTTAGAAGGAAGGGAAGTTCTTTGGGATGGAGAAGAGACGAAAGACCAAGAGTTTCTAGACGAATTAGCAGAAGGACTTGGTGTTAAACGGCCTGAATGGTTTGTTGGTCGTTATTCAGATATTGTTAAATCTCTACCGGAACAAAAACACGAAGGTTTTGTTATCCATGGTCAGACAACTACACTTAAGTTGAAGACACCTTATTATCTAACTACTAAGTTCTTAGGGAGGATGAAAGATGAAAAGTTTGAGCAGTGGCTTACTGACGGTGTGCTTGCCGAGAAGCTCGATGAAGAGTATGTACCCCTTATCTCATATCTTGAAGCAGATAAAGAAAAATTCTTGCAGATGGATGAGCAAGAACGGATGTTATATATTAGAGAAAAGATAAATGAGTTACAAAGTTAGTATTCATAATAAATATCCAGATGGGTCAAAATTATCCTTGACTTTTGATACAAATAGTGGTTTACTACATGAAGCAAGTAAAGATGCTGATGTAGAAACTATTTATGAAAGACAACGTTTAGGGAAAGACCCGTTTGAAAAGCCTGTATTTAGTAGAAGAACCTTTAAACCAATAGGATAATGAATGGGTATAAATGTACCATATGTAGAAGAGTTAGATTTACCTTTCGCTATTATTAGATGTATTAAAGAGGGTGAAGGAAAAACTATTCTTCAGATTGCTAATATAGGGATTAGAGAATATTGTCTTCATTCTTGGCTCTACTATGAAAAAGATAGTCCTATTATTTCAGATGAAGATTATGACTATTTATGTGAATGGTTATTAAAAAACAAAGAGTGGCTTGATATTTTTGATACAAATAAATACTTACAAAAAGAAATGTTAGAGTGTGGTTCTGGTTATGGTTTAAAAATTGAGGGTCTTACTTTAGCATATTGTGAAAAAGTTTATAAAGGAATGAAAAAGCCTTAACATATAAGGAGTAGGGAAAATGACCCACGACTATAGCAAAGCACTGGAAGCATTAAAGAACGGTCATATAGATAACTTTGACCCTAATTTTGACCATTTGGATGCGGTTGAATCCGCCCTTCGCATAGCCGACCGATTGCAACGGGGGAATGTTAGCGAGGGGATGCGACTTGCTTCTGAAAACAGGAAAGATGAAATGTTTGATGATAACCCACCGGATGCAACGATTTGGGAAGCAATGGCGCAGCAACTTGTGAAGGAGGAGCAGGAAAATGACAGAACTTGAAACACTACGGAAGCTGGTTGAGGCTAAAAATCAATATCCAAATCGTGAGGTTGTGAGCCTTCATTTAATTTTCAGCAATGGTGAGTCCGAGCCTGTAGAAACAGATGGTAATGATTTGCAAGCCCTACTGGAACGGGTGGAGTGGTATGAGGCGGCGCTCAAAGAGATTGCTAATGACCCTTACCAATATGGGCAACGGGTGCAAAAAATTAAGCGCATAGCAAAACAAGCCCTAGAGGGCGGGGAGGTGAAGTGATGACATATTGGGATTTAGCATTTTTAGAAAAACCAGACGGAACTTGGAAGCTTCACTATCATGAAGGTGGCGGTAACTGGATTGAAATTGGGTCTATTCCAATAACTGATGCAGATAATCCATATTATAAGGAGCCAACAAAATGACGATTGAAAAGCTGAAAGAGGCGCTTGAGTGGTGCTGTGATAAACTTAACGCCTACGAGCTATCATACAAAGCAAGAGGCGGTTTTGAAACAAAAGGGCAGGTATCGAGATACGAAAGATATAAGCTGCTTAAAGCCACCCTCGAAGCCGTTATAGAGCAAGCCACGCCTGATGATAACGGGCTGTGGTCGCCAGAGTTTGTTAGCACGCTCAACAATCCATCTGTAGGTAAAGTCGATATGTATAGGCTGAATGGTGAAGGTAAAACCCTTTGCACGCTAGGCGTTCCGCACGGTGATAAAAATACAGCAAAGAAAATTTGTGACGCAATAAACACCCGCGCCCTGATAACAGCAATAGAGGAGAAGATGAAATGAGTGATGATGTGAAAGCGGCTTTGGCTATAGCAGATAGCACTGAAGAACAAGTTAAAGACTTAGATTTTGGTAATGTTTTTTGGGCGTTGGGTGTAATAACCAAAGCATACCGCGCCGACACGCAGGCTGTGGATGTGGGTGAGATTGAAAAACTAGCCCTAGACGCCCTGAAAGTATTTAAGAAGGTCAATGGCGAAGAAGCTGCTTTCCATGACCATACTTGCAGAATGTTATGCCAGATAGTTTTATTGTGTAGAGAAGGCCGCCTAAAACCCCACCAACCCCCAACACAAGACACGGGCGCGGCGTTGAAAATATTGAGTAATATTCATTTGAACACTGGTGGTTATCCTTCCGATAGTTGGGAAGAAAAAATACACAATGAAGTGGAAAAAGCTATAGAAGCTTTAACAGGTAGCACGCAATATGTGGATGAGGACAAAACTAAACTAAAGAGAATAGCTGAAATTATTGAGGGGGTGGATAATCGCGCAATGGCGGCGGACGGGCCAGTAACACCGACGTTAAAAGAAATGCGCCAAGATGAGATACAAGAAATTTATGATATAGCGTCTGGTGACATGCAAGACAAGCCTTGTGAAACGTGTAACGGCGAAGATGAATTATGTGCCACCGTGCCAAGTTTGCGCCGTTGTGAAAAAGCTAACAGAGAACAAGACACGGGCGCGGCTTATATCTTCACAGAAGAAGAGCGTGACGGAATGTTAAACGCATTTGAGCGAGGGCAAGAGAAGCACGGTATTTACGAAAGTCTATTTGCTGTGGCGTCATTTATCCTTCGTAAGCGCCAAGCCCTGCAACCGCAGGAGGTGGATGTTGAGATTTTGATGGCTGAAATTGATGATAAAGTATGCTCCTTTGAAGAAGGTAATGAGGTTGAAAGTGTGGCGCGTCAAGTCCTAGATTACCTCGCCCAAAACTACGCAATAGTGAGGAAGTGATGGACGATTATCTGGAGTTAAAAGCGCTTGAAATCGCTACAGAAAATATGGGCATTTATCCTAAGGCTGTAACGAACAATGGTGTCACCAAAAAGCGAACCGAATGGCAGGATGGATGGAACGAAGCTGTTATCAGTTTAACAAGAAAGGCTGGTGATATAAAAAGATACATTGATGCGCTACCAGAAGACGTTAAAGATTTTATTATTCAAGGTAAGATAAGAATTTCTGATAACGATGGAATTTCTATGTATATCAACTGTAACGATTTGTTCTATTGGGCTTGTGCGGATGAAGAGGAATTTACGCTAGATGACTTGAACGATTTGAAGAAAGCATATCTGGAAAGCCCGGAGAACGGTGATATTTTATGGGCTTGCCGAAAACGTGGAATGCGCCCACAAACACCATTTTATAAACTCATAGATAAATCAGAGCATTCGTTATTTAACGCTTGTGGGGGAGAAAGAAATGACCACTAACCAAATATCCGAGCTAGAGCATATCAAGACACTTATCCGCGAGGGTGGGGATTTGGATGAGATTGATGCGCGGGTGGGGCTTTTGAATTTCAAGCATAAGGGATACAGAGGTTACACCAATGTTTCAGGACGACTAAAAGTTTTTCTTAGTGATGATGGTAGACAAAGCTTCTATTCTCCACAATACACCCGCTCCATAGACGCCCAGAAAGCCATTGAGGTTGAGGGGTGGTATATGTGCGTTGATACAGACCGAAACGGCTCAATCGCACACGTTGAATATATTCCTGATTTTGAGGTGTTTGAAAGTTTTTGCAGTAACGACCTACCAACGGAACCCCTCGCCCGGCTCTACTGCTGGCTATGCGTGAAACAATGGGAGTTGCAGAATGCGAATGACGAACGATAAGATTGACGCAATGTTCAGCAGGTTTATGACAGCCGCTAAAGGTGATGCCGATTTGGTTGAGCGTTGTATCGCAAAGCTGATTCCCTCTTCACCGGACGGCATTAAGCCAGATGAAGTTTTGGAATTAATTCAGGGAGATTGAGAATGAGCGATAAAATGCGGTGGAAGATTTGGTTACACAACAATGTTAAAGGCTGCCACGAGGCCATTTGGAAACGTAATAAAAAAGGTAAGTACACAGAGAACTACAACAACACCGCCCAGACGATTGAAAAAATCAGGGGGATGAGAAAAAGCTACGCGATGGATAGTCTCAATCAGGTTAAAACTGAGGGTTACAACCAAGCAATCGACGACATAATCAAGATGATGGAGGGGGTAGGATGGTAGTTAGGGTAAGCTTTTTCGGAAGTAAGACTGTTTGTCCGAAGTATTATTTAACAAAAGAAAATCTGGAGCGTGACTCTGTTCAAATAAAAACGGGAATATCTTTCAAAATTATAGAGTCCACAACCACCAACACGAAAGGGAAAGAGTAAATGAGCAGTATTGATATAGGGTATTCGCCCTTAACAAAAACAATACAACTTGCGCCAATGCGAATTGATAAGAACGGCAATAAAGTGCGCGTTGGTAATAAGCCCCCGAAAGACATTACAAATGAGGTCGCTCAATTAGTTTATATGCTTGTAAGGGATGAGGGCGGAGAGATATCGTGGGGCGATAAAAGGCTTATAGCCGTAGATAACAAGGAAGGTTAGTAATGAGTTTACTAAAACTAACAATGGTAACAGGTTATGTTTTTTCTAGATGTGCTATGACCTTATTTCTTTTTTTCTGCCTTATGAGAGGTGTTGAGTTATTTATAGGATGGTTAATTTAAGGAAAGAAAGGGAAAGAGTGATGAAAGATGATGAATGGATTTTTATAATTCTGTTCTTCGTGCTTTGTTTTGGCTTTGGCTTCCCGGCGTATGTTAATCATAAGGAACAACAGGAAAAAGAATGGATTTGTGGGGGCAAAAAATACCTGCATGATGATTTGGATATTAAAACTATCTGCAACACAAACAACAAGGAAGGTGAGTGATGAACGGATGGGCGGGGTTTTGGATATTCTTAGGACTTTATTACTTAGCGGCAGCTATAGCCACAGGAGCATGTAACTAACCCCTTCTTCTCCTGCACCTAATGGGTGTAGCGGTGGAATGGGCGGCGTGGAAAGCAGACACGCTAACAAAACCTAACGCAGAGGTGGAACTGCGGATTAAGACCTGAACGGCAAAAATAAACATAGTCGGCAGTTCAAATGGGTCTGCCAGATAGCAGGAGTAGCGCCCTGCCCCATTCCTTTAATTAACCAACGCCTGCGGGCAGAAGGTGAGTGATGAAGTGGAGAATGAGATATGGAACAGTTAATCGGAACCCTAATGTTTTGCGGCGGCGTACTAGGATTATTTAAGGTAATTGATGTGCTCTTTCCTAAGGAATTTGAGTACTCTCAGCCGGGCCATACTTGTAAACTTGTATGGTGGAAAAAGGGCGGGGCTGAAAGGGTTGGTTTTTGGCAATGTCCTGAATGTAGGAAGATACTAAAATCCCATACAGATAGAATGGACAAATGCTTTAATAAGAATGAATAATACCAATAAGGAGAACTAATGGCAAAATTATTTTTTACCAGTGATACACATTTTAATCATAAAAATATCTTAAGGCACTGCCCTTCTCGCGGCAAACATTTAAGAGATAATGATAGTGTTGAGCAAATGAATCAGTGGATTGTGGATATGTGGAACAGAGTTATTTCGCCCGAAGATATTGTTTATCATTTAGGGGATGTAGCCTTTGGGCCACCTAAATACGCACCTAAATGGGTCGAACAGCTTAATGGTCATAAACATTTAATCAAAGGGAATCATGATACCTCAAATTATATGCGAGAAATTGGACATTATTTTGAGACTATACAAGACTATAAAAGGTTGAATATAGATGGGCATAAGGTTATACTATTTCATTACCCTATTTTAAGGTGGGATTGCCAATTCCATGGCTCATTCCATCTTTATGGTCATGTTCATAACGCACCTGTACCTGAATTAGCTGGTACCCGGTCAATGGATGTAGGTATTGATACTAATGGGATGCTTGGAGTTTATGATTGGGATTTCATTAAGGAGAAACTGGAAAAGATTCCAAAACCCTTGAGGGACCACCACTAATGTCATATCAACGAGGTGTAACAGGCTCTAAACGAAAACATATAAGACGTATAAGAGATACCTTATATGAAGTAGATAGTAAATGTTGGTGGTGTTCTTGTAAAATGGTACCTACAATTTCTGGAGTTACTCAATGTCAACCCAATACTGTAACTGCCGACCATTTAATACCGGTAAAAGAGTGTTTAGAAAAAGGAATGGAAAAATTAATAGTAGACCCCCATAATATTGTTATTTCATGTC